AGGCAGAAGCAAGGCTCTGCCTGATTATGGTACAAAAAAATATTTTCTTATTAAAAATCATCTACTTTTATGATAATGATACTTCTTAAAAGCTTAGGGAAGAGAACTTCAATAGGTTCATACTATGATGAAAAAAGCTTAACTAAATGTTATTGCTGCCGTTCCTGTTGGCGCAGGAGCGGTTTTTTTATTCTTCTTTTTTAAAAAACAATCCCGTTGCTTGGCTAATATAGTCAAAATCATTGGGGTATGAACTAAAATGACGACTGGCTTCCGTATTTAATGCATTTTCGATTCCAAGAGATATATTTTTAAATTTGAATAAACTTAATAAATATAATAATTGGTTTAAATTGCAAGATGGTTGAAGCACGGAAGGGTCTGCAAGAACACCTTGCAATTCTGACAATAATTTTTCGTTTAACCGTAATTTAGTTTTTGGACAGAAATTATAGGTACGACCACCATGTGCGGCCATATTTCTATAATCAAGAGCCAAAAACAATGTACTACTAAACAATTCTTTTACAGAATCAAGAGATGCGGACTTAGCATCTATTCCATAAACTGTTTGTATTAGTTCTTCTTTGACTTCCTTCTTTTGAAAACGTATAAAGTTAATGAGCGTATTCATATACAGACCTTTTACTAATATCCAAGGAGGAACGTTGTGGTATTTCTCTCTATGATAGCGAATGGGGTCTTTTGACGAACGCAATGCTTTCTTCATTGTAGATAAAATTGTGTCCAGTGAAAAAGCAGGGTTCGAAACATGTCGATCTTTATAATTTTCCTTTCTCAAATATATCATATCGTTAGAACCAAAATGTTCTCCGATAACGTATGAAGTTACAGAACGTAAATGTTCTTCAAGCAGTAGCATTGAAGATAAAATCGAATAACGAAGATGAGCATCTAAAATAAAGAGGGAAAGTATTTGTTCAAAATAAATACCTTCTTTATAAAATTCTTCGCCATCGATAATCGAAACATAAGGGTCTTTATATCCATTGATGAGATTATAATAACCATAAATTTGAAGTAGCTCTTTAGCGATTATTTCATCATTAAATATTAGTCCACGTCGTTTTAAAATTTCAATTTGCTCATCGGTAGTAGTAAAGTTAGCAATTATTTTATCGTTCATAAAAATCCTTTCTGGATATGCAAAAAGAGCCCTGGAATAAAATTCCAAGACTCTTTCGCAACCGGACCCCGGTCATTTACTAATTGCAATTAGTATTATAGCATATGTAAAAGTCTTGTCAAGTATTCCAAATTAAATTTGTAGCACAAACGCAAGTGTGTTTATACCATAAAATTCCAGCAATTCAATTGTCATATAAATGTAAGATAAATAAAACAGAACAAATGTTCGTAAATGTATTGATTTCAAATAATACGTGTTGTATTATCTAATTAGGAATTTCAATCGTGTTCTTGCTGCTGGGAGGGATACAAATGGATAATGAAGAGTACAAAAAGTATATAATTGAAATGGTTCAACACATTGATGACAATCAACATTTAAAACGAATATTCAATTATGTACATAAATACTTTATAAGGAGAACAGGCAAATAAGCCTGTTTTTCTTTTATTCAAAAATACTTTTTATATACTCTTTAATAACCTGCCTCTGATTATCGGATAACTCCAGATAACGTTCGATTATTTTCTTATCTATATCATCTAAGTTATATTCTTCGGCAATTTCATCTATAACACTTTCCGGTGTAGAAGTAAAATGGTCACCTTTCTCCTGTGTAAGCCAATAATAATTAACATTAAATTCTCGGCAAATGGATTTTGCCATTTGTTCAGTTAAATTAACCTGATTCTTTTCGATTTTAGAAATTGCTGTTTTACCAACACCTAATGGTTGTGCAAATTTTTCTAGGGTTAACCCTAGTGATTTACGAATTTCCCGGACACGCTCGCCTTGGGTCATAGGTTTTCACCACCTTTCAAAGTTAGAATAGCATGCTTTTATACAAAGGTCAATAGAAAAAGTTGCTTAAAGGCACAAAATGATATTGACAAAATAGCTTAAAGGGATTATAGTGTAGCTACAAGGCACAGGAGGTGAAAAGGATGGAGACAGCGGTAGCTGGAATTATGTTAGTGATAGTCATGATAATAATTACGGGATACACAATGTATATGCATCCCGAGGAGACACCCCTTATTTTATTAGTCGATTTAGTTGCCATATTACAATTCATTAATGAGAGTATAAAGTAAAAAGATAAAAAACAGGCAATACGATATAAGCAAAATAAAGGGAGAAATAATTCCAAGCACTAAAGTGAAGATTATGATTGCAGGCAATTGTAGACAGATAAAAGCAAATATCATAGAAATTTTCGAACGGTATTGCTTGTAATAAAGCCGGTAAGAAATGTTTCGAACTGGGAGATATGACTGCCTACATAATTTATCATATTCTTTCGAAATATGAGTGCAAATTTGAAACCAATGATTGTATCCATTTTTATTGGTCGAAAAACAAGAGTTCTTTACTTCATCGAGAAGATTTAATTCTTGACGTAACGAAGGCGTGATGAGAAGAGAATATTTCTTCTCAATAGTGCGATACACCGTTAGAAATGGAACAACATCATTGTAAACCAGACCATTTTTATACAGATATGGTTCTATTGCTATAAAAAGAGGGTGATACACTTTATCAAGCCTTTCGCGGGCAACAGAGCTGTGATTAGCTTTACGACTAATCAACACAGTCAATACTCCTATTACTATAGATACAAATGGCTTAAGGAACGATTTAAAAAGCGTTGCAAGGTTGATTTGCTGAATATCAGAGAACTTTGAAACGGCAACATCAAAGAATTTAAAAATAAAATCAGGATTAAAACTCATATTTTTTCTCTCCTTATAAAAACTCGGCATGGCAGTGCCTGTAAGAAGAGTATAGGGGAATCGAATAACAAATACAAGAGAAAGAAGGTGTAATCATGAATAATAACACAGCATGTACAGAAAACATCAAACAGAAAAAAGATGATTCAAAAGAATTTGTTGAATTATTGAAGAGAGTGCCACCAGAGAGAAAAGGCGAGGTCCTTGGATTAGTGACAGGCTTTGTGATCTGCGTAGAGAATGAGAAGAGAGTGGGGTGAGAAAACATGTATTTAAACCGAACAGGAATAGCAAAGATGTTTGACGTATCGTTGGCAACGGTTGCAAGAAGAGTAACCGGAATAGAAAGCGAAATGGGAAAGCGGTATAACAACTATGCGGTATTGGATAGATTGGTGAGCGTAGCTGTTTACGCTGACTATGAAAAGTACCATAAGTTGCTGGACAACAAGAACACACGTAAATATGTGCCGGACTTCAATATGCAGGAGGCGCAACGTTACATCATCGAAAGAGAAAAGGAAGTACATACAGTTGAATCGTAAAAAGATGAAAAATATTGGATTAATGATCATAACTGGACTGGCGATCGGGACACTTGGCGGCGTACTTGTTACGTTTGGTCTGTCAAGGATACCGGGACTTGTTCAAGCGGCAGCAGGAGCAGTGCCATTAGAATGGCTTGCAATATTTGGTATAGCAAATGTAAAGAGATAGATTTTGGAGGATTGGGAAAATGGAAGAAAAGAAAATTGTGATATCCACAGAGGAATTAAGAGCGCTGATTAATTTAGCTGCGGAGGATATTTGTGGATACAAAGATAAAATGCTGTGGACGGATTGTAAGAATGTTCAGGTGATGGATATTGCAACAATGATATCGACGAGAGTACAAATGCATTTAGATGGTAGATGGGTATTTGACGAAGAAAGAATAATGAATTATCTGCGGGTGGTACGTCACAATGCTGTAATGCGAGATTTGATTGCAATGATGAACCATGAAAGGGGAGGGGAAGATGAGAACAATAAAAGCAAATAAGACACAGTTCTATGAGCTGTTGAAAAAATATTGTCCGTATGAGTTGCCACAAATGAAAGATACAGACTTTGAAACGGCAATGAGAGCGGATGCGTATTGGTTGCGGTTTTCCAATCAAAAATTTCAGTGGGTAGTTGCTTATCTGGAGATGTTCTGTGACAGGCCGATGTTAAGGATTACTTGTAGGATGGATGATTACGATATGACAATCCCTGTAATGGAACAAGATGTTGTAGATATGGTTAAACAAACCGGATTTCAAGAAAATGAAAAAATGCATCCGTGGATTATTCGATGGACAGATGATGGAAAACAAGTGTGTTATACCGGAACAAAAAAAGAAGTGGAGAAATATGCAGAAGTGCGTTGTAAGGAGCTTGGAAAACCGGGGTACATAATCGCATGAAAAAGACAATAAAAAAGCTGGTACTTGCAGATACCAGCAGGTTCGCCAAAAGGCTATAAACACCATAAATATAGTATCATGGCGAACCTAAAAAGTCAAGAAAATTGAGGGCGTTAAACGTCCTCATAGGACTTGATAAAGATATTAAAGTTAGGGTCAAAAGCTATGATTAAAAGAACGAAAATGTTCCTGCGGAATGGGGAGGTGATAGATGTCTCCGAATTCCATGATGGACGATATGGAGCACGAGGGGAGAAGCGTGGCAAAAGAAAGAAACCGACCAAGGAAGAGATGCAGAAGGTCAATGCACGAAATAAAACAAAGAGATGCCGACAGAGAATGATTCAGTATCTGAACAAGGGTGATCTATTCTGTACACTTACATACAAACTAGAGAACAGACCAGCAAACATGGAGCGTGCACTGAAAGATTTTGAAAATTTCAGGAAATCTGTGAAGAGAAAGTACAAAAAACAAGGAAAACCTTGCTATTGGTTTAGAAATATAGAACGAGGAACTAAGGGAGCGTGGCACATTCACTTGGCAATCAATGATATCGGAGATACAGCGAGCATCGTTCAGAAGGCATGGAAACATGGAGGTACATGGACAATCACAATCAATAACAGCAAGTTCTACGATGAGGACTTCACCTTGTTGGCGAGCTATATGACGAAGGATGAGAACGCAGTGGAACTGAAACAGGACGGAACACCGTGTAAACCTCGAATTCGTGAATCCAGTTACAACACAAGCCGTAATATGCCACTCCCAGAACCAAAACCGGACAAGCTGGTGAGATGGAAGAAAGAGCCAAAACCAAGCAAAGGATATTACATAGCACGTATATATGAGGGAATCAACCCGGTGACAGGGTACAAATACAGACAATACACAATGATAAAGCTGAATAGGAGAATTTGATTGAAATGAGGAAAGTAACCATATACACAAAGACCTCGACCAAAAGGTTGAAGGTGGAGGAAGGCTGTTATGCAGTTGCTATAGAGTACGCAACGAAAAAAGGACCGGCTTATAAATTGATGTCTGGATATGAAGAGAATACAACCTACAATAGATTAGCTCTACAGTCCATTATCTGTGGACTGCTATCTCTGAAAGAACCTTGTGAGGTAACGATATACACAGACTGCGTATTTGTTCGAAATCAGATCAACAGAGAGAGTCCAGAACACTGGAAGAGAAGCGAATGGATTAAAAGTGGAGGTGGTGATGTAAAACATAAAGACCTCTGGCAACAGTTCCTTGCGGCAAAAGCGAGCAACAAAATAGTCGTAAAGCCTAGTGAACACGAGTGTTATAGACAAGAATTGGACGATTTATTACAAAAATGCAAGGAAAAATATGAAAAAGTAACTGAAAAGACAAAAAAGTGACATTACAAAAAAGAAGATGTTATTTAAGCAAATACTAAAGTAACATGACATTTTTATGTTGAAGAAAGAAATGTAGAAAAAGACAAGAAAGTGAGATGATAAAGTGTGTCGGATAGCGATTTAATGTTTCCGAAACAGGCGAGAAAGAAAAAAAGGAGAATACATTCAAAAAGTATTCTTCCAACAGTAAAAGGCGTGTGCTACATATGTGCACATTTATACAATGATTGGAACTATAAGCCAACGCAGGAACACCACATTATGTTTGGTGCTGGACAGCGTGAAATATCTGAGCAGGAAGGACTAAAGGCGAATTTGTGTGAAGTTCATCATGGAACCAGTGAAGAGGGCGTACACGGCAGCAGAGAGATGAGAGAGTGGTTGTGCAGGGAAGCGCAGAGAGAATACGAAAAGACTCATACAAGAGAAGAATGGAGAGAGAAGTTCAAGAAAAATTATTTAGAGGACGAATAAAAAAGGTTTTGGGCATAAGGAGGACGCAAAATGAAAATTATTGCAGTTATGACACAGAAGGGTGGAGTTGGCAAGACGATGACAGCCTCATCATTGGCGTACATATTAGGTGTTGAGCGTGGAAAGAAGGTGCTTGTTGTAGATGCAGATCAACAGGGCAACATTTCGATGTTGTATGGTAGATACGAACCGCAAGGGATTGGAATGTCAGAGCTGTTGGAAAAGCATCAATCAGTTGGTGGAGAATATAGCACGAAACAGTTAATTGATGGAACACCATATGAGAATATTGATATTATTCCGGCCAATGGATTTTTGATGAGAACGAATATGAAATTACTCCTTTTGGAACAAGATAATCAGGTATCACGTTTCAAAATGGCAATGGAAGAGATACAGGTACAGAAGGAATATGATTACTGCATCGTGGATTGTGGTCTGTTGATGGATATGACAGTAACGAATGTGCTTGTGGCAGCAGATATGGTGATACTTCCGGTCAAAGTTGGGGGATTCGAGATTGAGGCGATTATGAACATGGAAGAACAGTTGGAAGATTTACGTGGATTTAATCCGCACGTAAAGATGAAGCTGCTTATGACGATGAAACAAAATAACATGACAAGTCGGCAGGTAGAAGAATGGTTGAAGTCAACATGTAGTGTGGAGTGCTTCCAGACATCAGTGAGACGTTCTATCGTAGCAGAGAAAGCAACAATGGAAAGAGTGCCATTACCAAAGTTTTCAAGAAGAGGAATCGTTACGCAGGATTATAGAATGGTTGTAGATGAGCTGTTAGAAGATTGTGGATATTGTGAATAAGTTGGTGGAAAACATAAAAGGAGGTTGAGTGATGGCAACAGGATGGAGTGTACTGGATGCGTTGAACAAGAACAGCAAGTCGGCAGTAGAAGAAAAGCCGAAGGCGAGGTTTCGTACAAGAGACATTAGCATAAATAGGATGTACAGCAATGACAAGAATTTCTATTCAATGAAAGGCATTGAAGAACTTGCAGATACTATACAGGCGGTGGGATTGCTTGAGAATATAGGAGTGGTATACGACCCTTGCGAAAGAGGGGAATACAGGATTGTAATTGGTGAAAGAAGATGGAGAGCACTGAAAAGATTGCTTGAAAGAGGATATACAGAATTTGAGATGGCAACGTGTCAGATTCTGACACCAGCAGAAGAACACGAAGAGATGGTACAACTCATTATCGCCAATACATACAGGAATAAAAATATTAAGGACCAGTTGGAAGAGGCACAACAATTAAAAGAATCACTGCAATATATGAAAGAAAATGGATTGACTCTCTGTGGAGTGCGATTGGAAGGAAAGATAAGAGATGTCGTGGCTAGTATTATGAAGATGTCTTCGACCAAGATTGCACAGATTGATAGTATTAACAATAATTTGTTACCGGAATTCGCAGAGAAACTGAAAAAAGGTGAAATAACATTTTCAGCAGCATATGAACTGTCAGGAATGACACGAGAAGAACAAACTGAAATGTTAGAGAGTCATGCCAGTAGTCCGACAGTGAAGGAAATCAAGGATGCAAAGAAAAAAGATGAGTCGGAGGCGGTGTCAGATTCTGACACCTTGCCGGGACAGATGAGATTTCCAGATGATTATGAGACGGATGGGAATCAGACAGATGAAGAATCGGAACAGGAAGAGGAATGGCAGCAGGCACACCCGGAAAGCATCACATCCTTGTGCTATTCGTGTCAGAGATATTCAGAGTGTAATGTTAAGACTGGAACATGTAATCGCTGTGACAGTTACATCAACAAGGCAGAAGCAGAGAAAACGGAAGAACAGAAATACGATGAGGAGCAGGCGGCTATTGATAGGGAAACAGCTCGAAAGCTACAAGAAAAGGCACAGGAAGAAAAGATGCATAAGCTCCCATCAGAGAATGAAGGGAAACCAGAGAACATCAGGTTGTCACAAAGCACATTCGAAGATGTGGCAGCAGGGAAAAGGCCGTATCTGATACTAAAACAGGACAAGATGAAAGTCGGAATGAATGTGGAGGTTCTGGAACAGATTTGGGGTAAGGAAACCGGAAGAAAATTGCATCTGGAAGTTATATGCGTAGATGATGCTGGAACATCATCGGCAATAGAGGATGGATATTGTATTATTGGAATTCGGCAGCAGATGGAAGAGAGGTAATAGTGATGAATAAGAGACAGGCGAAGAAAATTTGTGAAGAGAGTAATTGATGCGTTAGAAGAAATAAAAGAGGAAAGTTTGGAAAGGAAGGTAGACGGTGAATCTAAATAAACAGGAACATATAGAACCAAAGTTGTATGCAGGACAGCGAATTTACAAAGTCGTTCGTGGTGATGTTATAGAATGCACTGTACAAAACGAGAAGTGGCTTTCAGATGAATGCTGTGGCTATGTATATAGAGTGCAATCTGAAATGGGAGCCGATATTATAAAGGATTCCGATATAGAGGATTGTGGTTTTCTTGATCGGGAATCCGCGGAACAGCTAGCAGAGAAATATTTGCTATCGCATGATGTGATACGTGCATCAGAAATGAAACCGATTAGAACAGTTGCATATTCCTACATAGCTCAGAATACCGGAGATAAAATGCTTGCGTTCTACAGTGAATTGGACAATGGAATGGTATATGTAAAAGGATTTTACACACTTGCTCATTTGCAACTTCCAGAGCATAAGGACGAGGCGATAAAGAAATTTGAAGAACTGCAGAAAACCGGATATCAAAAACCAATAAAATATAATCCAGAATTTAAAAATATGTATCGGATAAAGCAAAAATATGATTGGGACTATGCAGAAGCCGAGCATTGCTATGCAACAGGATAGTGAGGACATAAATCATGGCAGTAGGAGAACAGATAAGAAGATTAAGAAGAATGCACCATCTAAGTCAACGGATGCTGGCTGAAAAGATAGGAGTAAACGAAAAGAAGATAGGCCGTTGGGAGAATGAAATAGCAAAAATGAAGATAGATGATGCAATTAAGTTGGCAGATTATTTCAAGATATCATTAGATGAATTGGTGGAGGAAAAGAAATAAATGAGGAACAACAGAACATTAGAAGAAATACAGGAAGGAAAAACTAAGGTAGAAAGCCTTGAAATAATAGTAGAAGGAACAAAAGAACAGCCATACTACGAAATAAAATATAAAGAAGTGGGTAGCGATTATTATTGTATTGGTTATGGCTCATATTGCTTAGAATATGTGTTTGAGTGGAAAGAACAATGTTTTGAATTGGTAGAGCAAGAGAAACATGAATCAGCGAAAGAAATGAAGTAGATTCCAATAAGCGGAGCTCTTCCAGAAGGTGATGGAAGCATTTTATTATCGATTGAAAACTATGAGACGGTAGCTGTAGGTAGATACGAGGAAGATGAATTAGGTGGAGCGTTTTATTTAGGAGAAAGAGATCTAACATGTTCTAATTACGGATTGTTTGTAAATGCGTGGATGCCGTTTCCGGAAGCATACAAAGGAGCGGGAGAAGATGATTGAGCAAAAGAAAATCGAATTAATGAAGAAATTGCAATGCTTGGCTGAACGCGGAGTAGGCGGTGAAAAAGAAACTGCACAAAAGAAATTACAGCAGCTTATGAAGAAATATAACATTGAAGAAACCGATTTATCAGATGATAAGGAGGAAGACCATGAATGGAAATTCCACAATAATTTCGAATTAAAGCTGCTAAGACAGACAATATACAAAGTCATGGGAAAAGACGGAGCAAATAAGATATATCAATACACAAGAGGAAAAGGACAGAGAAGTATTAGGGGAGTGAAATGCACAGAAGCACAGGCAATCCAAATTAGTGTCGAATATGAGTTTTATTGTGATGTATGGAAGGAAGAGCAAGAATTCTTGCTGGAGTGTTTTATTCAAAAACATCGTATATTTCAGACGGACAAAGATAAGATGATTAATCCTGATCATAACGAAAAGATGTCCGAGAAAGAGATAAAACGAATGCAAATGGCGATATGGGCGATGCAAGATAAGAGCATGATACAAAGAATCGAGGAGCAGTAACGTTATGAAATATATAATCGAAACAACGAAAGATGGAGCTATGCAAACACTAGAGATGGGCAATGGGGAAATATATATGTCAGAGGTGAAGAGGACTTTCTTTGGCTGTGAAACACTAAATGTGTTGTCACAGCAATTAGAAGAAGCTGGCTATTGCGAGGAGATAGTAGAGGGCGTAGATGATTTGTTTGATGGGGGCACTGCATTGGATTTTATTGACCTCTCAGATTTAGAAGGATAAAGGAAGGGAAGATGAAAACGTGATGAGTGAAAACAAATGGAATAGCGTGTACAATAACCGCATGAAAAGAAATAAACAGGCAGCGGAAAACAAACCGGATACAAAAGCAACAAAGACGTTTGAGAGAAAGCCATACGATGTATTAGGTTACTTACAGAAAAAATACGGCATAAAAGAGGAGCAGAACAATGAATAAGGTGGTATTAGTTGGAAGACTTACACGAGACCCGGAAGTAAGATATTCGCAAGGAGATAATGTTACGGCAGTTGCAAGATATACATTGGCGGTAGACAGAAGATTCAAAAGGGATAATGAACCAACAGCAGATTTTATTCCGTGTATTACCTTTGGACAAGCAGCAGAATTTGTCGAGAAATATTTCCGCCAGGGAATGAGAGTATCTGTATCAGGGCGTATCAGAACAGGAAGCTATATCAACAGAGAAAATCGGAAGGTGTACTACACTGAGGTTGTCATAGAGGAACAAGAATTTGCAGAAAGCCGAAGAGAAAGCGAACCAAACAAACCTACACCACGGCAGCAGGAACGACCGGAGACAACGCCGGATATAGATGAAAACGGTTTTATGAATATTCCAGAGGGAATAAATGAGGAGCTACCATTTCATTAGTATCGATGGGGCAGCAGTGTATTGAAGGAAGGAGTGAATACCGATGGAGCAGATAGAGACAGTACAGGATGAGAACAACCGCAAAAAGGAATATCTCAATGGCTATCGCAAAGCGATAAGGAGAATTCGTAGAGTTGATGAAGAATTAGAAGAATTACAAGAACTTGCGAAATCAGTTAAAGCAACAGGCTATTCAGGAATGCCACATGGTGGTGGAACGAGTAAGGACTTGTCCGATGAACTTGCAAGGATTGATTCATTGAAAAGGAAACTTGAAAGAGAAAAGGAACAGGTCGTAGAATCTTACATATCAATTGAAAAGTGTATTGGAGATGTAGAAGATGAGGAAGAGAACGATGTATTATTTTATCGGTACGTGAAGGGACTTCGCTGGTGGGAAATTGCAGAGAAGATGGAATGTACGGAGAGGTGGGTACACAAGTTACATGGACGAGCGTTGAACCGATTGAAAATTCCAAAATAATTTGCAATAGTTCATTGAAGTTCAGTATAGACATGTGTTTTAATTACAATGAGCCGAGGGCGGAAAACCGACGGATCGGTGAACTCCCAGCCTAACAAATCAAAAGGAAGACAATCTGCAAGCAGCGGCAGGTTGTCTTCCTTTTGGTTTGTTGACAGAAAGGATTGTCAAATGCTTAAGAGAAACAGACCGGACAAAGATGGAACACACAGAGGTGCATTTGAAAAGAATAAGAAGAAAATATATGCAACCCAGACTGTGTGTGGAATATGTGGAAAGCCAGTAGACTTTTCAATTAAATATCCACATCCATTATCACCTTGTATTGACCATATTATTCCAATCGCAAAAGGTGGACATCCATCTGATCTGGACAATATGCAGTTAGCACACTGGACGTGTAACAGACAGAAGAGTGATAAGCTGGTAGACCGAAAGACTGCGAAGCAAGATGAATTGATAGGAAATAGAGTACTGCCTCATGCAATTGATTGGAGTACGTACAGGGCGAAGTGAATTTATAAACAAGGGGGCATACCACCCCTAACACGTGCACGCGCGACCTTCACACCGTCACTGCGAAAAAAAACACACGCTAAAAGAAAAACGTGTGGAAAGGAGAAAAAATGGCAACCTATAAAGGTGTAGAATATTTGAGAAAAAAGCTGAATCGGAAGAGAAACCGAGTGCTGAGACGTTATAAATTTTATGAGATGAAAAATGTTGCAAAAGATATGGGGATTTTTAAAGCACCGAACATGCAATGGTTTCAAAGCGTTCTGGGGTGGAATGCAAAAGCGGTGGATTCATTAGCAGACAGGTTAGTGTTCCGTGAATTTCAAAATGATAATTTTGATATGAATGGAATATTTCAAATGAATAACCCGGATGTGCTGTTTGATTCGGCAGTACTGTCGGCCTTGATATCTTCGTGCTGTTTTGTGTACATATCCAAAGGAACAGATGACTTTCCGAGATTGCAGGTGATTGATGGGGCAAACGCAACAGGAATCTTAAATCCAATTACTGGATTGCTGACGGAAGGGTATGCAGTACTTCAAAGAGATGATTATGGAAGAGCAACGTTAGAAGCATATTTTACAGAGGGATGGACTGTAATATATAGCGGAGGGAAGATAATGGATATATTTGAAGAAAACGTTCCGGCACCTCTGCTAGTTCCAATTATCTTCCGGCCAGACGCAAAAAGAGAATTTGGACATTCGAGAATCAGTAGAGCGTGTATGTCAATAACAGAGTCGGCGATGAGAACTGTGAAGCGGTCTGAAATATCGGCAGAGTTCTATTCATTCCCACAAAAATATGTTGTTGGATTAGACCCGGAAGCGGAACAGATGGACAAATGGAAAGCCACTGTATCAAGTCTTCTGCAATTCGATAAGGATGAAAATGGAGACAGACCAACGCTTGGACAGTTTCAACAGCAATCTATGACACCATATGTAGAACAACTTAGGATGCTTGCGGCATTATTTGCGGGCGAAACAGGATTAACCTTAGATGATTTGGGATTTGCAACTGAAAATCCATCAAGTGCAGAAGCAATCAAGGCAGCACATGAAAACCTAAGATTGACAGCACGAAAAGCACAACGCACATTCGGAAGTGGTTTTCTTAATGTCGGATATTTAGCCGCATGTCTGAGAGATGATTATTCTTATTACAGAAACCAAGTGTATATGACTACACCGATGTGGGAGCCGGTATTTGAACCGGATGCGGCAATGTTATCATCCATTGGAGATGGAGCGATTAAAATCAATCAGGCAGTGCCGGGATACTTCAACAGTGATAACTTGAGAAATCTGACAGGAATTAATAGTTCGGAGGTGTAAGCATTGGAAGATATTGCACCGGAATTATTGAGAAAGATACAAGAACAATTTGAACAAGACATTGAGAAAAACAGCACGATTAAAAAGTTCAAAGAGTTAACAAAGAAAGGAAAAGTCACCTATCAACAGGCGAGCGAAGTGACTCAGGAGATTGGAAGAATATTAGCAAAAGCATATTCGGACAATCTATCATCGGCTGTATTACCGGATGGGAGGATGTATTACAATATAGCATCCAGAGTACTTGAGCCTACATTGAAAAATGCTTATGAAATGGCTGCGGATAATGCAGAAGTAATACAAAAGGCTGTGAATGAGGTGGCAAATGTAGGAATCAAAGCGAAACGAGCACAGATACAGCAAGATAATATAGACGGAATTATAAATCGGATTTCAAGTGAAGAAAACTTTGATGATGTCAAGTGGATTCTTGATGCGCCGGTGCGTAATCTGGTACAGAAGTCGATGGATGATACTGTAAAAGCAAATGCGGATTTTCATGCGAAAACAGGTTTAAAACCTAAGATTATACGAAAATCTTCTGGACATTGCTGTGAGTGGTGCAATCAGGTGGCGGGAACATATTCTTATCCAGATGTTCCAAAAGACGTATTTAGAAGACATGATAATTGTGACTGCATTCTGGAATATTATCCGGGGGACGGAAAAAAGCAGGATGTATGGTCAAAGGAATGGAAATACGAGAAAGAATCTGATAAAATAGAAGCAAGAAAACTACGGGGATTAAATCCAGATGAAGATGAAGTTATAAGAAATATAAGGATGAATATAATCCCTAAGCAAAACCGAGAACAAATAGCGCCAAGGCAGGAAATACATAGGCAGGGTACGCAGATGTATGAAACACGAAAACAGGCACTTGCAAATAAAGGACAATATGGACCATCATATATTACAATATCGGATGAAGAAATCAAATCACTCGTAAACGAATTTTCAGGAACTGGACTTATTAAATATAATAGTCTGGGCAACTGGGATTCAAAAGAAATCATAACGACAAATGATAAGATTGTTGGAGTAGTTGTTGATAATAGAAATGGAAATAGTGCAGAGACATCTGTGTTTAAGATTCATTACGCAAAAGATGGGATTCATATAGTCCCAGATTATCCAAGTAAAAAGAGGTGAGTGATATGACATATGAGAAAATAAAAGAATTTATAGGTAAACAAGTCGTCATAAGGGATATCAGAGGAAAAAGTTTTAAAGGCATTATAACTAATACGGAGAGTGAGTATGACACATCTTCAGGAAAAGAGGAAGTGGAGATAGATGCAGGTAAAGTGTATTATGGCGTTCCGATTGATGAAATAGAAAAGATTATAGAAATTAAATAAGCTGTCAGGCTAATCTGATGGCTTATTTGATTTTAAGGAGGGCACATGGGAGAAACGAGGAAGGGGCGGCAGACCCCAACACAATCTGTTGTGCTGCCTTATTCTTCAACATATGGAGCTGAAGCAATAGAAATATATAATTCGACCGGAAGAACGGCACAGGAATGGCAGGAACTTTTGTTGTCGGATATTCTGGCTGTTAACGAAGAGGGATTATGGATACACACGAAATTTGGCTATTCAGTTCCAAGACGTAACGGAAAAAATGAAATTGTTGCAATAAGGGAAATGTATGGCTTGAAAAAGGGAGAAAAAATCCTACATACAGCACATAGAACAACAACTACACATAGCGCATGGGAACGACTTCTGAATTTGCTTGAAAAAGCAAAAATAGAAGTCGTTTCTTCGTATAGGGCATTTGGAAAGGAACATATTGAGGTAAAGGGTGGAGGAAAAATTGAATTTCGAACACGAACTTCAAAAGGCGGACTTGGAGAAGGTTTTGATCTGTTGATTATTGATGAGGCACAAGAGTATCAGGATGATCAGGAGAGTGCGCTGAAATATGTGGTAACAGATAGTAAAAACCCACAGACAATATTCTGCGGTACACCACCAACACCGGTTAGTTCAGGAACAGTATTTACAAAATTCCGTAAAGCAACACTGGAAGGACAAAATGTAAACTCCGGCTGGGCGGAATGGTCGGTAGAAGAACAGACAGACCCTAGAGACATTGAAGCATGGTATGAGACTAATCCATCACTTGGAACAGTATTTACGGAACGTTCAGTAACGGATGAGATTGGTTCTGATTCGATTGATTTCAACATTCAGAGATTGGGATTGTGGATTCGATATAATCAGAAGTCGGCCATAAGTGAGACGGAATGGAACGAATTGAAAATACATCATTCGCCGGAATTGACAGGAGCGTTATTTGCAGGTATTAAATACAGCAAAGATGGGAATGTGGCGATGGGAGTAGCATCAAAAACAAAGGATGGAAAGATATTCATCGAGTGTATTGATTGCCGTAATGTACGAGCAGGAAATACATGGATGATTCAATATTTGAAGAATTGGAACGCAAAGAAGGTGATCATAGATGGAGCATCGGGGCAGCAGTTAATGGAAGAGGAGATGAAAGAGTATGGTATAAAGAACTCACATCTTCCAACGGTAAAAGAAATTATTGCAGCTAATGCAGCATTTGAGCAAGGATTGTACCAGAAGAATATTGTCCATTCGGGGCAACCATCTTTAGTACAAGCGGTGAGCAATTGCGAAAAAAGGGCAATAGGAAGCAACGGCGGGTTTGGCTACAAGGCAATGAAAGAAGAAATAGAAATTGCATTGTTAGATAGCGTGATACTAGCGTATTGGGCATGCAGCGAAACCAAAACGAAAAAGAAAAAGCAAAGAATTAGTTGTTAAGAGGCACCTGAAAGGGTGTCTTTTTAGCATATACGCAACCCAGCGGCAAATGGAGAAAGGAGCAATAAAATGGCATTTGAACCAATTACAACACAGGAGCAGCTTGATAAGGTGATCGGAGAACGAATTGCGGGAGTGAAAGCAAAATATGAAGGTTTTGACGATTACAAACAGAAAGCAGAGGATTACGATGCATTAAAAGCGAAATCAGATGGATTTGAAATCCAGATTGCAGCATTGAATAAGGAGATCAATGGGGATGGAGAGAATCTGGGGTACAAAAAACAACTGGAAGAAATGCAAAGCAGAATCAAAGGCTACGAAACAAGTTCCGCGAAAATGAAAATTGCACATGAAAACGGAATACCATTTGAGCTTGCAGAAAAGTTAAGCGGAGACGATGAAGAGGCAATCAAAAAAGATGCCGAGGCAATGGCAAAATTCTTAAGGAAAAAAGATGTCCCGCCACTTGCTCAGTCGGACCCACAGCACATTGATGACAAGAAAGCAGCAATGAAGAATATGCTGGCAAATTTGAAAGGAGAATGATTATGGCAACATCAAAAGGAACAATGTTTGACCCAACACTGGTCACAGATTTAATCACTAAGGTAAAAGGAAAATCGTCATTAGCATCGTTATGTGCACAGACTCCGATTCCTTTTAATGGTTTAAAAGAATTCATTTTTTCAATGGACAATGAATTAGATATCGTTGCAGAAAACGGAAAGAAAACAGAGGGCGGTATCTCTGTTGAGCCGGTAAAGATTGTACCGGTCAAAATGGAATATGGTGCGAGAGTGTCGGATGAATTTATGATTGCGACAGAAGAGGAGCAATTAAGTATTTTAACAGCGTTTAACGATGGCTTTGCAAATAAGGTGGCAAAAGGATTTGACCTTGCATCAATGCATGGAATCAACCCAAGAACCGGAACAGCATCAGCCGTGATTGGTGATAATCATTTTGATGCGAAAGTAACACAGACGGTAGATTATGAAGAGGCAACACCAGATGAAAATCTGGAGGACGTTATTGCATTGGTAGATGGTTCAGAGGGAGATGTGACAGGACTGGCACTTTCTAAGACATTTGGAGCGGCAATGGCAAAAGTAAAAGCAAATGGTATTCGACAGTATCCAGAATTTGCTTTTGGTGCTTCGCCGGCAGCGTTTAATGGTATTCCGACAAGTGTAAACAGAACAGTATCAGGCGGAACAACGAAAGATCATGGAATTGTAGGAGATTTCCAGAATGGTTTTAAATGGGGATATTCGAAAGAGATTCCTATGGAGATTATCCAGTATGGTGATCCGGACAATACTGGAAAAGATTTGAAAGGATATGGCCAGATCTATATTCGTGCAGAAATCTATATTGGCTGGGGTATTCTGGTGCCGGAATGGTTCGGAAGAATCAAGGAGGCATAATGTGAAGTATAAAAATGAGAAAACAGGTGCAGTTATTAATGTGTCATCGAATATTTCAGGTGGACATTGGAAGCCATTAATTGAAAATGATGCAGAAGATAAGAAGAAAGCACCCGGAAGAAAAAGAAAGCAGGAGTAAAAATGGACTCGTTTGTAACATTGGAAGAGGAAAATGAGGATAAAAGAAAATCCCCATTTGCGACATTAGAAGATGTGACAAATCTGTGGCGAGAAATAAAAGACTCGGAGATTGAAAAAGCGAAGAGCCTTTTGGAGGTGGTGTCAGATTCTCTTAGGTATGAAGCATCCAAAGTTGGAAAAAACTTGGATGAGATGATTGAACAGAATCAACCACTTGCTACAGTAGCGAAATCTGTAACAGTGGATGTGATAGCGAGAACACTTATGACTTCGACTGATACAGAACCGATGACTCAGATGTCACAGTCGGCTCTTGGGTATGCCGTAAGCGGGACATATTTAATACCGGGAGGTGGATTATTTATCAAAAAATCAGAGCTGGCAAGACTTGGATTAAGGAGACAACGAGTGGGGGTGATGGATATCTATGGAGTTGATGATCAAAGGGATTCCAGTAGTACTGTATGAAAAAACAGTAATTGGAAGAGACGAATTCGACCATCCAATCTATAAGGAACATCAGGAAGTTGTTGAAAATGTGCTTGTAGCTCCGGCATCAACAACGGAAATCCTTGATACATTGAACTTGACAGGGAAAAAAGCAATATATAATATTGCAATTCCAAAAGGAGACAGGCATACATGGGAAGATTGTCGGGTGGATTTTTTTGGACAGGCATGGCAGGTGATCGGATTCCCACAACAGGGAATAGAAGAAAATATACCAGGGGATTGGAATCAGAAATGGATGGTGGCTCGATATGAGTAAAACGAAGATTGTGCTAAACAGAGATGGTGTGCGGGCATTGATGCAGTCACCGGAAATGCAGGCAATACTAATGGAACGCGCAAGCAAAATATCTTCTGAGACGGAGTCGTATGTAGCAAGCACAAGAGCTGTCGTGAAAATACATGGAGACAATGGAAAGAATGAATTGTTAAAGAAAGTTGGAAAGCATGGTAGAAAAAACAGTTAAAGATTATCTGCAAACAGCACTTGATATTCCGGTAAGACTGGAAGATGAGGGCAACTTAGGAGAAAAATATATCTTGATTGAAAAGACTGGTAGCGGGGCAAAGAATCACATTGAACGAGCAACACTGGCTATCCAGTCTTTTTCTACGTCACTTTTCGGGGCGGCATCCCTTAATGAACAGGTGAAAGAAACAATGGAACAAATAATTGAATTGGATGATATATGCAAATGCGAATTGAATAGTGATTACGACTATTCAGATACCAATAAGAAGCGGTATCGTTATCAGGCTGTATTTGATATTGTCCATTATTAGGAGGTTGAAAGATGTCAGATGCTAAGAATGTAAGTGCAGGGAAACCGAAGGTTGGTGGAGCGATTTTTCGGGCACCAACAGGAACGGAACTGCCGACAGATGCAACAACGCAACTGAATGCTGCATTTAAAGGGTTAGGATATTGCTCAGATGATGGCGCAACAAATGGAAATAGTCCAGAGACGGACAATGTGAAAGCATGGGGCGGAGATACTGTCCTTGATTTGCAGACAAGCAAGGAAGATACATTCAAATTCAAACTGATCGAAATTCTGAACGTAGAGGTATTGAAGGCTGTATATGGGGAACAGAATGTAACCGGGACATTGGAAGCAGGAATTACCATTAAGGCGAATAACGATGAAATGGAGCCAGCATCATGGGTTATTGACATGATATTGAAAGGCGCTGTTAAGCGAATCGTGATTCCGAGTGCAAGTATTACAGAAGTTGCTGAAATCACCTATAAAGATGATGAAGCAATTGGTTATGAGACTACGTTGTCGGCATCCCCGGACAAGGAAGGAAATACTCATTATGAGTATATTAAGAAAAAGGATACGAGTGATAAATAGGAGGGAATAGGTTGAAAGGAATAACAGAAAGTGGGTTCGAGTACGAACTGAACGAAGAAACATTAGATGACTATGAACTGCTGGAAATGTTATGTGAGATTGATGCTGGGAATGAATCACTGCTTACAAAGGCAGCAAAACAATTACTTGGTGGAAATCAGCTCAATGCATTGAAAGAACATTGTCGAAATGAAAAAGGAAGAGTTCCGGCCACTGTAATGATTAATGAAATCACACAAATTTTGGCAGCAAATAAAACAGGAAAAAACTCCTAATCCTCGCTCACATGATTAATATGGACGAAGACGCACTAATCTGCGATTTGGCAGAAACGTATCATATCTTCGATTATAAGTCCCTACCGGTCAAACTGGTAGGGACTTTTGCGTGTGGGTTGAGGAACAATTCTCGAATCATGATGCAGGTATCCGGGGCAAAAATTGAACCGGAGCAAATGCTGTTAGCTGGGATTGTGGATAACACGCAGATGATTGCGTGGTTACAGTCAGAAAACGGAAGGAAAAATGTGAATCGTCCAAAATCAGTGTTAGCTCAATTGTCAGGCAATACAGAAAACGATACGAGAGCATTTTCTTCAGGACAAGAGTTTGAGGATGAATGGAATCGACTAACAGGGGGTGAACATTAGTGGCTGGAACAGAACTGGCGAAAGCATATGTACAGATTATTCCATCTGCAAAGGGAATTAGTGGTGGAATACAAAGAGAAATTGACCCAGAAGCGGATGTAGCTGGAAAGTCTTTCGGCGGGAAACTGGTAGGGGTAATCAAAGGAGTAATAGCTACAGCAGCAATTGGAAAGGCACTATCATCAGCAATCAGTGAGGGTGCTGCACTGGAACAGAGTCTTGGAGGAATTGAAACGTTGTTCAAGGATTCAGCGGACAAAGTTAAGGCGAATGCAGCACAGGCATATAAGACAGCCGGGATGAGTGCAAATGATTATATGGAGTTAACCACCAGCTTTTCAGCGAGCTTGTTATCGAGCTTGAGTAATGATACATCTAAGGCGGCAGATATTGCGGATATGGCTATGGTAGACATGTCGGATAACGCAAATAAGATGGGTACCAACATGGAAGATATCAAGAATGCGTATCAGGGATTTGCCAAACAAAATTATACGATGTTGGACAACCTGAAGCTCGGCTATGGCGGTACTAAGACAGAGATGGAACGGCTTCTTGCGGATGCACAGAAGATATCAGGTGTAGAATACAATATTGACAATCTATCAGACGTATATTCAGCAATCCATGTGATACAAGGGGAACTGGATATTACCGGTACGACAGCGAAAGAAGCAGCAACGACCTTATCGGGTTCACTTGGACAGATGAAAGCAGCATTTAAAAATTTGCTGGGGAATATGGCGTTAGGCGAAAGTATAACACAACAACTGTCTGAATTGAGAGAAACAGTAATAATATTTTTGCGAAACCTAATTCCAATGATCGGAAATGTACTATCTGCGTTGCCGACAGTTGTATCGCAGGCAGTTACACTTGCGGTACAGTGTTTCAATTTGGCCGGAAATAATGCACAGGAGATTGTGAATCAAGGAATTCAGCTTGTTGCTGGTCTGGCGAATGCGATTATAACCGGATTACCATATTTGGCAGAAGCGGCTATTAATTTGATTGCTGCATTTGGGAGCGCCCTTATCAATGCGGACTGGATTGGAATAGGACAGACGTTTGTAGTCAATCTGAAATCTGGATTAGACCTTGCGGCAGGAGAAATTCTTGGGACAGACGGAAGTATTGTAGAATACATTAAAAATGCAATAAGTACAAAATTACCCGAAATTCTGGAACAAGGAGTAGAGATTGTAACCAACATCGTTAATGGTATTTTGCAGAATATACCTCAGTTGCTATTGATGGCTGGTACGTTAATGAGCAGTTTTACAGAGTCGATATTATTAGCGTTGCCAACAATATTGGAAGCAGGGGCGCAATTACTCCTTAATCTGGTTAATGGAATTATACAGAATGCACCGCAAATTGCATCCGCAGCAGCGCAGACAGTTTCGAAAATGTTGACAACAATTGGTCAGCATCTTCCAGAAGTGTTACAGAGTGGAATTGAGATTATTGGAAGATTGGCAGCAGGCTTGATTCGTGCAATTCCGACAGTTGTAGGGGCAATTCCTCAGATTGTAGGTGGAATTAAGGATGCTTTCTTTGACACAGATTGGGGTTCCATAGGATTAAATATCATACAGGGAATCGCAAATGGATTGAGTGGAGCTGCTTCCATGTTGTGGGATGCGGTGAAAGGAGTGCTTGGAAACTTTAAAGACCAAGTATTATCATTCTTTGGAATCCATTCACCATCCAGATGGGGTGTGTATGTCGGACAGATGATTGATACCGGTATTGCGAATGGATTGGTTGGAAATCTTCCTATGGTTAATAAAGCATCCGAGATGTTGGAAGAAATGGCTATGAATCCATTTAGTAAATCCAATATGTCCTATGCTGTAAATAGTAATTTGGAATCTGAAAGTGGAGCATCCGGGAAACTGGATGAAGTAATTGCAATATTAAAAGCACTACTAGTTAATAGTGACAGAGAAATATCGGTTACGATAAGTGAACGTGAATTTCTTAGACTGCTAAGAGAGAAAGGGGTTGTATTCGCATGATAGAAATAAAATATGTGTGTTCTAATGGGAAAGAATACAGCCTTGTGGGTGACCGGATGCGAGCAACATCCGGTTATTTTCACAATTATGCATGGAAACCTAATGCAACAGACATGGAGATAGGAGCAGATGTTTATGGTTTCGGAAAAGAGCCGATTACTTACCAAATCACATTAACGTTAAGAGGACCATTGGAAGAACGAAAAAATATGCTCGATGAACTTACGAATTGTTTTGAATATGATGTGATCAATAAGACACCGGGCAAGATTGTATTTGGAAGATATAGTATAAACTGTTATATCACAGAGACATCCAATAAGGTGTCACAAACGAAAAACTGTTGGACGGAATGCGAAATAGCAATTTATTGTCCTTATCCAATGTGGTCAGAAGAGCAGACAAAAAGTTTTTATCCAGATTCAATGGAAATGGGTGAGGAATCAAAATATTTGGATTATCAATATGATTATCCGTATGATTACTCTATGCCTGCATCAGGTACGGAACATTGGCTAATTAATCATTTTAGGTCGAACAACTTCCTTATGGTGATATATGGTCCGTGTGCAAATCCAAGAATTATTATTGGACAACAAGTCTATCAAGTGTTTGATACATTGGAGCATGATGAATATATCACGATTGACAGCCGAACCAAAACAATTATAAAACATCTGGCAAATGGTACGGAGCAAAATATTTTTTATAAGAAGAATAATGAAAGCTCTGTATTTACAGAAATTCCATCAGGAGATTTATTGATTTCTTGGAGTGGAAAGTTTGGTTTTGATGTGACTGTGTTCAAGGAAAGGAGCGTGCCGGAATGGACCTGATCAGAACCGACATCTATGGACGAGAGTTGGGGTACGTTCTGAATGCCAATATTGATTTTGAGATTGGTGAATCTGATAATATTAATGATTTTGAAATTGAATTTAAACGTTGGTATTGGGATGGAAGTATCCAATATGGTTCTCGGGTATATTCACCTAATACAGAGTATGGTGGTATCGTACAGGAAATCACAACGGACAGTAGTGCGAATGTGATTCGAGCAAAAGGGTATACATGGCGAGGAATGATGACAAAAAAGATCATAGAGCCATTATCTGGTCAAGATTATGCTGTTGCTTCAGGAGAACTAAATAGCATTATAAAAGAAAAGGTTGAAAAAGCATTTCCGGGTTTGTTCTATGGTGTTGAAAGTAGCACAAAGGTAAATGTAAATTATCAATTTGACCGATATTGTACGTTATATGAAGGCCTTAGAAAAATGCTGAAATCGGTAGGGTATCGAATGAATATCAAGTATCTTCAAGGAGATGTTGGTGAAGCAGGATATGTGAGAGTACAGGCGGTTAAGATTAATGATTTGTCGGAGGAATATGAATTTACCAATGACAATAATATGACGTTTAAAACAGATGATAATCGGCGGGGAACCAATCATCTGATATGTCTCGGAAAAGGTGAGTTGAAAGAAAGAATTGTAATTCATCTGTATGTAGATAAGAATGGAAATATTGGTCAGACCCCTTATTATACCGGTGTAGACGAGATTACGGATGTCTATGACAGCAGCGGTTCGGAATATGATGAATTGTTGAAGAATGGAACAGAAAAGCTCAATAAAGATAAGAGTGTGATGTCATACGATATGACAATGACGAAGATAGAGGGTGTGATTGATATAGGCGACATAGTAGGTGGTAGAGATTATCTAACAGGGATAGCAATGACAAAGCCTATTAGCCGGAAAATCTGGACGATTTCATCAGGAAAAGAGAAAATCGAATATAAATTGGAAGGAGAAACATAATGGACATAATTACAGGATATGCCGGTAAAGCGCATGTAACGGCTGAGCAGGACAGAGATATCAATCAGGGAATTGTTGGCTCAGGTTCTTATGTATTACGAACTGGTATGGAAATGGCAGCAGAAGTATCATCAAATAACGAGATTAAGATACGAGATGGTGTACTTATGCATCAAGGATGTGCAGCATCTATTAAGAAGAATACCTATGATTCATTAACAATCGTAAATGGTTCACAAGGAATGAAGCGAATTGACTTGATTGTGGCAAGATATTCGAGAAGTAAGGATACTGGAGTTGAATCACTGAAACTGATCGTTATTCAGGGAACTCCGACAACCGGTACGGCAACTGTTCCATCATACACGAAAGGTGATATTCAAGCGGGAGACTATGTGGCAGATATGCCAATGTATCAGGTGATTTTGAATGGACTGAATATTACAGAAGTTAAGAAGGTGTTTGAGACAGCACCGAATCTTGCTGAGATAAATAGCAAAATAGAATACCAATTGACTCCGAGCTGGAGCAATCCAACATATAA